TATCACAGGATTACTAGGATCGTGTGTTATCCACCACCATTTCTTCCTTATGTTAGTCTTTACTAACTCAAACACATAAAAGAATGCTTTTGCAACATTCTCATCTGTGGAAATGACATAGAGGCAAACCCCAAATATCAATAACCACAGATACTGAACGGTCACTGATAGAACTCCTGCGTTCTACGTTCATCCAGATATTGAATAATCTCTCCCCTCCACTCCATCAACTCATTATAGCATTTCTCATCGTGTGCATATAATCGGAGTTCTGAGTCAGGTTTTAACACACTCTCATAAAAAATAAAGAAAGCATCTTTGCGTTTTTGTTCCTTCTCGGTCATAGAAACTCCTCTAGAGTGGATGTGCTTTTCTTTTTAATTTTAGATTCTTTTTTTATATAAGCAAGTGCTTGTTTATATGTCTTGACAGAATGAACTTGCTTTCCATTATGTATAATACAGAACCCCCTAGTCTTTCCTGCCCATGGAACAGCAGCCCACATTCCATCATTTGTCACATAACCATTAGGTTCTCCTACCTTAGAATTAAGTAGAGTATCATTGTAAATGTTGGGTTTCTGAAATTTAGTCATCAAGTGCAGCAAGAATAAGAATGAGGAAAAAGAATCCTAACACAAGACCCACAAAAAGTTGTGGTGTCATGAATGGAAGTAATCCCACGAACCATTGCCAAGCACCAACTACAATGCCAGAGATAAATTTCCATGCTTCCAATCCCAACCATCCAACAAACCATACACCACCTACCAATAATCCAAGAGAACCAAGTCCACTAGAAGAACCAGACGAAGAATAACTTCTATCTTCATCATCATATGAAGAAGATGATGCCCAAGAAGTTTCATGATCAGGTTGATCAAAAACAGCAGTGGTGCTTACAACAGTGGCACCAGGGTTACGGGCAAGTGCAATTCGTTGAGCGTGATCATAATCAACCGCTTCCATTTCTTCGTAAAAAGTCTTACCAGCAACATAGAGTTGAACTTGGCAACGCATGGTGTTCCTTTGATTACTCTTGTATTATAGCAGAATGATTTGAACCATCAACTCATATCAGACAGTTGTCAAACTGTCCAGTCGATCACCCGCTTTCTTCCAAATTTCACGGAAAATTGCATTAGGATCTGGAATTACTTCAGTGTCAATAACCTTAGAAATACCATCGTAGATCATGTGCACGTCACCAGGTTTTACACTGAATGAAATACGTGCAGAATTAGCACGGAATGGTTTGCGATAAAAGACACTAGTATCCACAACAGCAATTCTGGCACAAAGAGGATCAATTAAAATATATGAATGAGCCTTAGATTCAAACTGTTTTGCACCACTAGCAGTCTTCTTAATGTCCCATTGTTTAGAATAAAACAGTGCTTTTTGACTTTTTTGTGGTAAAAACCCATTTCCTTGCGTTTTCACATCGGTCAGGTGCTCTAGGGCATACTGACCATCGGGATCATTGAAATCTTCCTTCTTATTAGGTTTCAGATCAATATACTCCCCTACAGTGTCAATAAACCCATATTCTATTGTCTCACCACGGGCAAAACAGTCAATTCCATGTGCAGAAGGGTACTCTAGGGCAACCATCTTCGCCTGATTGCAAAAATTTTGGTAAATGGCATCAGGAAGAGAACGAAGTTCCTGAACCAGTTCGATGGTGGTTTTCATAATCAACGACGAATAACAGAAACGGCAGGTTCACCCTGCTCAAATACGGTGTCTACCACTGCCTGAACACTCTTGGCAGTGCCGATGCCCACTTTATCATAAACGGGCACGCAAACCAACCCAAACGTTTTCTCAGACCCTCCCAGGCGGATTACCCTGCCGATTGATTGAGAGATTCCGATATAATCCATATTCCGCATGAACAGAACTGCTTCCAATCCTTTCACGTTCATACCTTCGGAAAGGATAGAGTGGTGGATCACAACAAATTTCTTGCCAGGATCCTGTCCCCAGGCATTCAAAGTTTCGAAGAATACCTCACGGTTGACTTTCTTACCATCGATGATTGCACCAGTCTTTGATGTAATCACCATCCAAGAATAACCACGTTGATAGATCTGTTGGCAGAAATCAGAGTCATCAATAAGACGAATGATTTGCTTAGTAGAACGTGCGGCAATCAGAATCTTACTGAGAGAGTTGTCATCAATAGTCTCAAGCAGATTCTGTGAATCAGTCAGTTTGAAATCACCCTGAGGAAGTTCTTTCACAACAACCTTAGGAGGAAGAATGTAACCTTCTTCAACCAACTTAGGTGCAGGAACATTACAGATGACCTGACCATAAACATCAGCATCATTCATTCCTGGTTTGAAGATAGTCACACTGTGCTTAGGAGTGGCAGTAAAGAAATACTTCCTAGTAGCACGAAATGCCATATCCTCAGTGGCAGGAAAGAAGTTCCGTTTGACACTGTTGTGTGCCTCATCAAAGTAGATAACATCTACCTGAATGTTGCTCTCATAAACTTTGTGGAGAGAGTTGTAGGTAGTAAAGATCAAAGAAGAACGATTGTTCTTCCAGCAGAAGTGATTGAAATCTTCGATTGCAGCAACTTTAGTGGTGCTAAGGTGCTTAGTCTCACCACTGTGAACGTGCAGAATCTCAACATCATCGATGTTGATGTGCTCAAGGAACTCAGAGCAGAGTTGTTCTGCCAAGAGAATACGAGGAGCAACTACAACAATAGTAGAAATGTCAAGTCTGTCGATAGTATCAATGGCATCCTGAATCATGCACATTGTCTTACCACCACCGGTAGGCACAATGATCTGTCCACGATTGTGCTTAAGCATTGCGTCACATGCTTCACGTTGATGGGGACGCAGGGTGATGGTCAAGTGCTCTCCGTATCGATAGACATATTATAACACGGAACCGTCCCTGGTGCTACCCAGTGGACGGTTCTATAAGTGGCTTATACTCTGATCTTCAACCCTAACAAAGGTATTCTACAGGGATTTTAGAGTCTTGTCAAGTATTGCCGAGGTGGAGCACCATTATACCGTAACTTTGCCCACTTGCAGAACCACCACCAAATGTAACTCTAAATCCTGATGTCGTTTTATTGCCTGGTGGAACACCAAATGAAGATGCAGAATAATAAGAAACAATCACCGTATAACCTGTGTTGGGTAGTGGACCCGTGGTAAAGGTAAAGTCTGCACCACTAGCACCATTTGACAATGTTAAATTATGACTACCAGAAATAGTACCAGAATTAACAGTCGCAAATGCAACAACAGGACTTACATTTCTGAATGTGTTTGTTGATGCTCCAACTTGAATTGTATTTGTTGTCTTGTTATGAAGTAATGCTCCAGGAACAATTCCATCAGGTGTAACTTTCTTTGATTCATTATGTCCTGTTGCTCCAGGAGTTTCATGCAAAGTTTGCATAATATTGATCTCTGATTGTGTCAGAGATGGTGGAATAAAGTAGGAGTTCATCGTGGTTGATGCTGCTCCTACATCAAATATACTTCTCGCATAGTAAGTATTGATACCAACTTTGGTCAGGTATTTATTACCATTACCAACAAAACTCTGTGGGATTAATGCACCATTTGTTGTTCCGAATCCTACTGTTGCTTGCCCAACAGAGGGAACCATCAGAACATTATTACCAATTAATGATGCTCCACCTGACTGAACTTGGAAATCGCCATAATCAACAAAAGGAACAAGAGGGCCATAGTCAGTTGTATCTCCAGGTCCTAATGCACCATTACCACTTGGAATAATTCTGTCATCAGTATTTACAGATCCATCTGTCTTATCTGTAATTACAAGTCTTCCAGCAGTATAGAATCCATTTTGGGACCATATAGAACCCTCTGAGTGTGCAGATAATGAAACTGGTCCAGTCTTAAATCCGACGTTATTTGTGGTCCCAATACCAACTTCAGTACCAAAAAATCCAGAAGAATCTACAGTGAGTCCTGCACCAACTGTAAGTTGACTTGTGACATTGAGATTATTAAATGTACTAATACCAGTGTTAGTATTGAAATTTTGAGAT